AACCAAAACATATCCGTTACGTATCAACCAGTCATGCATATACTCAGTGTTAACCGCCCAACCTGCAGAAATTGCACCACCCGCCATTAGCGCATAATATACAGCACTAGAGCAGTCATAACTATTCGGACCGTTACGATAGTCCATTGAGTAAGAGACCTTGCCGACACGGTCGCTCATCCAACGAATGGATGTTTCAAGATTGATTGTCATCTAATACCTCCAAAATTGGTACAAGTAGAAATGCAATTGGCGCCAAAATAATCAGCGCCAACACACAAAATGTTGTCTTTAATATCCTCATCGTTTGTCTGCCTTTGGCTCGTAATAGTCAAGAGCCTGCTTGCTATCTGATACTCCCGCAGTCGTCGGGTCATTGATGATACCGACAACAGTCAAGATAGACATAATCGTCGCAAAGGTTGATTCCCAATTCTCAGGGACCCAATTAAAGCCCAGTTGTTGAGACAAAAGTACCAATAACGGTACTAGTGTCCACCAAAATGTTTTATTGCGTAAACGTACGCCCCAGTTAATTTTCATAAATGTTACCCCTCTTTCATAATGACGCGTTTTAGCTCTCGAATATCTTCTCCCATGCTTTTGACCTGCTCCGCAAGGACCAAGATTGCCTTGTTTTGCTCATCGTGACTATCTAGTCGACGATTAGCGCTTTCCTTGAATTCTTTGAGATTTTCAATATCCTTCTCTAATACTGTAATACGATTCTCTTGCTTTGTAATCTTGGCTGAAAAATTGGTCCACAATCCAACGACTGTAGACACAAATCCAACCAACGCATATACATGTTCTGGTTTGATATGCATAGGCTATCCCTCGCTAATCAGTTCAGCCAAGATTTCCTCATCTTCAACCATCTTTGTGAGATAAGCCTTAATTTTATTTTTGATGGTATCTGAAAAAGGCAAATCTTTGTATTTGATATTTCCTTCGAAAATTTCGATTGCGTAAAGTTTAATCATCATATCTGTTCTCCAATCTTTATTATTAAATAAGTTCCAAGGTCTCTTCGACAACTTCATCATCAAATAGACCAGTTTGCAATAAATCTTCATCTGTAAGTAGCCCCTTTCCGTACAGTGTCGTAACGACCTGCAAGAATGCGACACGAGATGACGCAGACAACGTTACCTGCGCTTTAACCTTTTCAAGATTCTTTGTAGCTTCTTCGGTAATATCATCAATCTTGGCAAGACGTTCGCCAATCGCATTGAATTTCTCATCTTCTGCTCTGTTCGGGAAATTGTCCTGATAGATTTTCTCGAGTGCTAACTCAAATAGTTCTGCATCCGACTTATCAATAGCTTCTTTATCGAAATAGATGGGATACATAGCTCCCTCATCATTGATAAGTAATACTCTAGTTTTCGGATGTTCCCCTTGCGTATATTCCAACGATTTGTTTCCAAATTTTAACCTCATAACTATTCCTTTCTATGCTGGATATGGGTCATTAGTGATGTATGTAATCGTGCCAGTCATTACATGTCCACCGACCGTATTGCTCGTCATCCTAATGGTTCCGTCTGGTGCGAAATGCAAGATATTTGGACTTTTGGTGAACTGAGACACATTTGTATTTACAGTCATATGAACATCAACAACAGGTCTATATCCAGCTGGTATCTTTTCCTGCATGACTGCATGTTCGAAAGAATCCACGGAATATATATTCCGAATGAGACTGATTGTTACTACATCCCCCTTACGAACAAGATTGGCTTTCATGCTATACGGAAATCCAATCGTCAATGTCTTTAGTGGTTTTTCTTGTAATAGTGGGTGGTCGGCTAACACCTGTTCTTTCCACTGTCCCCAAGTACCATCTTCGCATAGACGTACATATGTTTGCTGAGTATGTGTTCGACATGTCGCTCGCTGCATAACATATGTACTAACATTACTTGCGTGTCTGATGACTTCTAAATAGTAGTAAGTACGTCCAGAAACAGGTATATTCATAGAGGTGTTTACAATATAAAAACCAGGTTCAGTAATGCGGTTCAAATCCTCGTTATATCTTGATATAGATGCACCGTTTAGACTTGTTAGCGCATAGTTCTGGATTGGCTTACCATTCAAGTAATATCCACCAGTTGACTCTATAGACCCCTTGGGGAGGTTAGTATCTACGATTTTACCGACCGCAAAGCGGTTGCCCTTCTCATAGCTGAATACTACCGCTTCGGTCGAAACTTTGATTTTAAACTCCGAACGAGTGAACTTGTCTTCAAGTATTCCTATGACATCCCACGACTTATCAGAAGAATAAGTACCTGATAGATTGGCCAGTGAATTTGTTAGGCTCGCCAAAGTCGTAAAAGTACCAGATGCCGGACCGTTGTCTGTCGTGTAATTATAGCTATCTGCTGGAGCTACACGAAAAGTTAAAGTCATTATGTTTCGCTGACTGCCACCTACCGTCAGCGGAGCTATACGAGCGTTTCTGAGAATAGAGAATGTGCTTGAGGTTGCCCCTGAACGTTCCACACTAAAGTTTAAAGCTGGTGCAAAATATTCCAATACTGTCACAGTTCGCTCTATCGTGTTACTTGTCCGCCCACGACTGTCTGTTACCCTTGCTCGTATAGTAACCTGACCATGATAGTTCATAATTCCTAAGCTACCACCATTTTGACTAGTAGACTGGTTCTTGCCGACTATCTCTGCATGATAACTTGTGATTGTCGAGCCGTATGCCCCTGTTGCTTGTCCGAAATGTACAGCGATATTCGAAACGATTTGTACAAACTGTTGTTCTCCTGGAATCAGCGTCCTAGCTGCAGTATTTCCGTCTACCAACGTGAAACCAGTCAAACTGGGCTTGATACTATCTGGAACGCTTGCTGTAAAGGCAGTTGACTGCGTACCTGTTTTCGTCGAACCTGAGTAGGTATCAACGTAGATAGTACCAGTCCCACTTGTCGAATCTGGGATGTCGTTAGCAAAATCAAGGGGAATAGTCCAAGTTGTAGACGTATCTACATTACTTGCGATTGTTCCTTGTTTATTGCCCCAAGCATATCTAACAGTATGCTTAAAACTAGAGCTTTGACGGTTGATATTGATAGTAAGTGCATTACCAATAGTTCCTATGCCTACCGATACCGAACTAGAGCGTGGGATAGTTGCCAAACCGATATTCCCCGACACAGTGATAACACCATGCAAACCGTTATTGGGGTTAAACGTTGCCGAAAACGGAAAACTCTTTGTACCGTCAGCATTGTGTCCAACAGTTGTCGAACCACTAGCCATCAGAAATTCTTCGCCAGATGTTCTCCATCGAGGATTCGAGGTGTGTACTCTGCCACCGTTAATGTCTAAGCTAAGTGTACTATCTCCCTGCTCATTGCGTGTCAAGTAAGCACCTGTACGACTTACAGTTATTCGCCAATTGACAACAGTTGTGTTAGCAGCTATATTTTGTGCGCCTGGCTCAATATACACATTTAAGTACAGAGACCCACTTGCATTACTAAATTTTGCCATTATCTACCCCTTTCTACCCAACATACCGTATGACATTCATGTCAGCATTGAGATGATATTGTTCTGTTCTAAACTTTCCAATCTGTACTGATGCAGTAAAGATACCGTTATCAATGTGGATGACACCTTGGCTAATGTACATTACTTCCTTCCCTGCCGAAAACATAGAAATTCTATCGCTTGACACTTTAATGGTTGAGCTTGCATCATTCTTACCGATAATCAAACCCTCGTTAGAGCTTGACATGTAAGTATCAATAAATGTTTTCAGCTCTTTAAAGCCGCCAAACTGCGTAACCAGCAACTCAATCCGTCTGCCTGCCTCTGCCAAATCCGCTTCTGCTTTTGCTCGGCTATCAGCATTTGATTTTACAAATGATTGATAAGCTTTCTCGAGGTCACTAAGCGCATCCATAGATGCCTTTGCTTTAAGCTCTGCATCAAGTATCTGCGCCCGCTCGTTAAGAGCGTTAAGCTGTTCTTGAGTTAGGACTTGGTCAGCTTTGGTGTCGAGTTGGTTTTGGAGGTCTTCTGGAGAAGCTTGCCAGCCTAAATCAATATTTCCACGTCTGAGTGAAACTTTTTCAAATTCCACTTCCCCAGTAAAATCCCTTGCATATATATGAAACTCAATACGGTCTATCTGGCTACGTGGCACATTTACTTTGAAAGTAGTGGTAAACTGTACAATTCCCTTATTGTTGACTGCTTCCAAGCGGGAGGGTGTCAAATATGTTGCGCCAAACCATGTTTTTGCGCTGTCGTTCTTTATACCACTTATATAAAGTGCAAGATATGGATTTATACTACCAGCCGCATAATTAGAGACCTTAACTGAGATTGATGCTATGTATACCTGACTAACATCGTCATTAGCTGTCTGAGACTTGATACTTTGGTAAATATATTTAGTTTTATTAAATTCTCCTGTAATTCTCGCTTTACCGCCAACTATAGTTACCCCAGTTCCTTGCCATTGGTTCAAGTTTTGATTAAAAGAGCTATTGAGTAAAAGGTTGTCTTCTAGTTTCAATCTCGCCCATCTATCAGCCCAGCGATACTTAGTCTTATCCGTACTATCGGCTTGCGTATAATCTGAATAGTGACCGATGTACCGTTGACCATTGTCACCAGTTGTTAATCCGGTACCATCAGCATTGTCTGAGTAAGCAAAATGGACTACAGCAGTTTGACCATCATTAACATTAGTCAGTGTCAGCTGGTTGGATGCTATCAATCGTGCCATCTGAGACCTCCTCTAGCCCAATGATGTAGGTCATGTACCCATATGTATCCCAAATCTTTTCAATTGCTTTTGACTTGCTTTCTGCTTCGATAAGCACAACTTCAAGTTGTCCACCAAGTTCAATTTCTGCACGAATCATACGCCACCCCCTTACTCGAATACTTCACAAAAATACGTTGCCTTATCTGCAATCTCGCTTGCTGACACAGATATTGTTTTCCCTGTCTTGTACTGATTACCTGTACCGCCAAAATTAGCATCTAGTACACCGTTCTTATCACGCTTAGACCATTTGTAGGTGTATCCAGTCCCTGCTGTGTCTAACTCCTCGCCTTTGCGATATAACCGTGCTTTTAACGACGTACTACCAGATGAGTTTTTAAACGTGTTTCCAGCAGTAGATTCAACCACCACAACAATCGGGTCTGAAAAGTCTAAAATCGTTGCAACACCCGTTGCTTTTTGACCGCTCGTCCCCCCGACTTTATCGATACACACAACTTTGTAAGTCTGCGAATTGAGAACGGCGCTTGCAAGTACTGTCAACACGCCCTGCGCTGTTGTATTAACTGTCGGCTCGACATTTGGTGTCTGACCAGTTGTCGTAGAGTTACACAAACGCCACCCAATACCGCCATCAGCGTCATAACCAGTTGAGCTAGTGGATGATACTGAACTGTCCGCATAAAAGAATTTAATCTGCTTGCTACCGCTTGACAGGGTATTACCCTTGTACAAATCAGCGTTGATGGTCAAGTTAGCTGGTTGGTTGTTGTAAAACGTATTGCCTTTGCCTGTGTAGACATTTAAAACCAATGATTGCTTGCCCAGCTGTACTGCTAACAAGTCAATACTTGCCCTAAAATCAACCTTTAACCCAGTGATAGGGTCTGTCCACGTACCTACCGCCTCGTAACGCTTAGCGCTCTTATCTGATGGTACATTTACTTTCGTGGTCAATTTTTCGTTTTTGCTACCAGACAGGTACTGGTTATCAGTAGTTGTTACGCTTGTGATTTGTGTCTTAGCAGTGCCGTTATACTCGTACCAACTCACATTGCTTGCTTGGCTTAGGATAGACGCTGTCTGGCCAGCTTTAGTAAGATTGAGTGTCAGTACCTGCGGTGAGCTAGCATATGATGGATTGTAGCTGTTTGCTGTCTGGTCAAACACCTGCGTTGTTGTCTGCTTCGCCGTGATAAAAGCGCTCAGTACGGGCGCATCTGACAAGTCTGTGATGGTAATTTGACCGCTTGAAATAATTCCCATATATCGTAATTCCTTCCTTAAATTGGTTCAACGGCGCACTCAAACTGAGCACGTCTAAATACGTCTTGTTGCGTGATAGTTATAGATTTGGACGAATACGTGTGTGCTTGATTCCAAGCAGTATCTGCGACGCCATCTGCGTCCGTCTTAGTCCAAATGTAGCTAAATTGACTGCCATCTGTATCAATCTCTTTTCCACCTCGCCACAACGTGGCAGTAAGTACCGTGTTGATGAGATTGTTTTTAAACAAGTTGCCGTTGCTGGTCTTGATGGTCATGAGGATGGGCTCAGCTAAGTTTGTTAGAGTCACCTCTGTGCTGGCCACCAACACGTTATCCACGTAGGCAGATACTACTAAGTTGGACGTTTCCTTGACGTCATAACCACTAACCCTAAAATTCACCCCTGTTGTCGTCACGTCCCCTAGTGTCCAACTCCAAACAACACTTGATACAGACGGCTGACCACCCTTGTAAAGCCTTGGAGTAATTACGGTCTCGCCTTCTTGATTCTTAAAGACGACCCCGTTATTCGTAGCTAACTTGATGGAGTAGGGTTTAGAGGCTTCAAATAGCTCTTGCCAACGCTCCTGAATACCGCTCGACAACTTGTTTTTTAGCGCTCTGACGTTGTCAAATACAGTCTTATTAGTACTTGGCTTGGTGAAACTGATAGTTTGTTCTGAGACGCGCACCTCTAGCAACAAGGCGGGATAAAAATCTCCGTTGTAGACCTTGGCGGTATCTCCTATCTCCAAATCAACGTACCCATCAATTTCATAAGTAACTGACGGATAAGCTGAACGCATTAACTCTTTGTAAGCCTGCGTCCTAAGCATTTCCTTGCTTTTGGTATCCACAGTAATATCTTTGCGAGTATATTTATCACGATTACCAGTAGAATCTGTCCATGCAGACGGATATTTCTGCATAGAAATAGGAGCGTAGAGCATTTCTCCTTGTTGGAAAAACTCCACCACTCCATTTTCGTTTTTAACTTCCCAAGGTCCTAAGCCTGCGATGGTTATTTCTTGACCATTTTCGCCTTGTGCGGTCGGTCTGACTGCATTGACAATTAAATCCGTTTTATCAATTTTACGCTTAATAGAACGAATGTTTTTCCCTTTTTTCAAGATAATATCAGACCGAACTTTTCCGACACCTTGATGTTTATCATCGTGTTCTCGATAGACGTTCAAGATAAAATCCTTGATAGTCCCGTTAGCGTTCAGTTTAACCTCAAAATCAACTTCTGCATCAAACTTATTAGCCAGCGATAGAATGCGGTTCAACTTGGTATCTTGTCCTGTCCATTCAAGTGTACGCCTTTGATCAGAGATTTCATTGACGCCAATTCGTAAAGCTGCAAAATCCAACAAGCCCATAACGTTGCAATATTCTTCGAATGTACGCGGTTGATCGGATTTGAATGGATTGGTGTATTCGTTAGTCAACTCCAAGTTCAAATCTTTACATGTACAGGTAATAGTATGCTCAGTCTCTTCAATAGTCATGACATTAAAGAGATATGTCCGTCCTTTGTATACAAACGAAACGAACGACTGATCATTTAGCGCGTTTGCAGTTTGATAAGGAATAACATCCGTCTGGATAGTTTGTTTAAATACAGTAAATTCAAAAAGGCTACTTGCTTTACTTAGATAACGCGTCCACTTATCGTTGTAAAAATTCAAAGTCTCCTGTTTATTGTTATCAATAAAGGCAACTTTTTGTAAATTGTTATCATGAATCGTTAAAATCATCTATAAGTGCCTTTCTTCGATATTTACGGAGACGGTCGGAGTCTTTTGGATAAAGCTAGACAACAAAATCTCTAATTTAGACTTACCCGGCGGAATAACCAAATCCCATCCAGACCCATCTACAACCTGATGATTTGCGGGTAGTCCGTCGATTGTAACCAAGTCTTTTTCAACATCCAACACTACGGTAGAACCAATCTGAAAACGATTAGGAACATCTACAGTTCCCGTCACAAAGTCCTTGCGATAGACAATGCTGTCTAAATACATGTGATGGATATGTGGGTGACTTCCCAAAGCACCTAAAGCGACGTGAATCTTTGCGGATTTCCGACCTTTTATTTCTGGAACATAGAATTGAGGATACGAACCCCACCAATGCACTTGTAACATATCATCACGCCTTAGAATATCCTCCCAACCTCTCTCTGCGTTGAACGGATTGTCGCTATCTAAATGTGTGCATTTAAACGGCCAACTCCTCAAAATCTTGTATCCGCTACGACCGTCTGAGACAAGCAGATTGAATTCCGAATCGATACCATTTCCGTGTTTAAATGTTTCGACGCCATACAAAAAACGATCTTCTGTATCAGAGACCGTTAACTTAATAAAGCCCTTTTGCATGGCGCTCCCTGCCCAGAAGATTTGCCTCCACCAAAGATACTCATTCAAAGCACCTCTATCACTACTACTGTCCAGCGGAATTTCCCAAGTAATAGAACCAGCATGATGCGGTCCAGAACCGGCACCTCGGCTACCCATAGCTAAATGCGGGCGACCGAACTCGTTCTTTATATACAATTGAGTGTCTAACGATTGTGATAAATCATTTAGAATAGCTGTGTTTTTTTGACCTTGCGCAAAGCCTTTGACAATACCGTTGTCAGAGACATAATCGAAAAGAATTTCCGAACGCTTATACGTCTCCGTGTCTGCTTCTTCTCGGTCTCCGATTTCTAGGGCATTGTTTTGGTTTATGATGCCGATATAGCCGTTTTCGGAATTGTGTTTTATCGTAATGATAGGAGGAGCAGGTACGTTTCCGTTGTTCACTAAATCAAAGACCAACTTCCCGTTTTCTTCTCTTGGATTGTCAAAACGTTTATAGGCTGTCGAATGAGCGACACCGTCAGGGATTAGGAATTCGATTTCTCCTTTTTGATACCAGCTACGAACATTATCTGGTTCAATCTCGCCAATAACTAATGCTAGATAATATTTATCAGGCTCATCAGAAAAAGTTAAGCGCGCTACCTCGTCAGTTCGAAATACACCGGCTAATTCGTGCTTAACACTTTCTAAATTTGTCCCTTTAAGAGTAAAACCGACTTTGATGGTTTTAGGACCTATTTTTATTTCATGTACGTTAACACCAATAGCTGGAGCGTCATTTGTTGAGACACTCCTGTTATTGCCGATAGAACGTTTAATATCAGTAATGCGCATGACTTGTGATAAATCATAGCCATTAAAAACAACTGATAAATTTGTCATTAAATCCTCCTTAACATCATATCGATTTTATCTGCTGGACTCTGATAGTGAGAGAGTTTTTCTCCTAGCCTGCCTACTAAAGTTCCATCATCGAGCACCATGTAAACAGGTCTTTGCAAAGCTTCTTCTGCAATCTCCAATGCACGATTAACTTGTTCTTTAGATTTATCAAACACATGTTCGATTTTTTCGGTAACAGTATGCTTACTGCTGCTTCTTACCGTCACTTGACTAGCTAGACTCTTATCCAATCCTAATGATACTTCTGGTGCAGTAATAGTAACCGATTGTTTCAATTTAGCCATTGTACGTTCAAGGACATCTTTATCTGCTTCGATACCAACTGCGATACCTTGAGGAATAAAGCGACCGACTTCGTCTCTCATGACACGGGATGGAGAGTGAATGTCTAAAGCACGCTTAATTGTAGAAGTTACTCGACTTGCAACAGAATTGGCGGCAGCGATAGCAACTCCAGCATTAGCTTGGATACCACCAGCCAAACCTTGCATTGCCATTGCTCCAATTTCCGAAAATCTACCGCTGATTCCTGAAAAAGGTTCTCTCAATTTAACTGCTAGATTCTTCACTTTACCAACTGGAGAATTAGTGCCGTTGGTGATACCATTCGCGAGACCTTCTGTGATATGTCCACCAAATTCGGTAAACACTCTTGAAGGCGAGTGAATACCTAGATTTTCCTTGAATCCTTGTTGTATTTTTGTCCCTACAGACTTCGTGGCTTCTACAGCTTTAGCAGAGCCATTTTCTATTCCTACTGCCGCACCGTTAGGGACTTCTTCGCCTAACGAAGCAAAATTGGCATTTGCTAGTTCTGCTTGCAAGCCACTTGTTATATTGGTTACTAGACCTTTTACCTTATCTGGTATCTCTACACCAGCAGAATCCATAACGCTTCCCATAGCGTTTTTAGCCGCTTCTGCGTTAGCTCTAAAGTTCTCTTGCAAGACCGACAACTCTTCATCCGTCGCATTAACAAAAACCTGAGTTTGCGCAGCACCTTCTGGACCCATTTGACGTAACTGCTCTAAGACTCCCTGGTCAACACCACGTTCTGCCAAAATAGCAAGGTTAGAGGACCACTGTTCAATAGCGGCACGGTTCGTCTCCAAATTAGCATTGATTTGTTCAATCGATATAGCCGATTTTTGCTCGATTGCGTCAAACATGCCTGTTGTCGTTTCAAGTAGCTCGCCATACTTAGAACGCATATTGTCAATAGCTGTTTTTTGTGCTTCTGACATATTCTCGTAAGCAATGACTTGTCGATTTGTACCATTTTCGGCTGCTGCAGCCATCGCTTCGGCTGCTGCTTGTTGGACTGCAGAAGTTTGTTCGTACTCAGTCTGTAAAGCAGCCTGAGTCGCTTGTAGTTCAAGTTCCTGTTCGTTCAGCTTTTTCAACTCTTCTCGTCGCTTAGCATCTGAAACATCAGAAGCGTTGTTCCACTCCGTGCGCAACTTGGCAATCTCGGCTAATTGTGCTCCAATATCAGCACGTTGTTGCTCAATATCCAGCAAGTTTTTTTGACTGGCTTCCCATGTGCTCTCAGCTTCCATTGCAGATATACGAGCATTAATCTGTTCAGCATTGTGCGACAACGAGTCGGTATTCTTGTCATAGGCCAAGTTCAAACCTTCTACAGAATCATTAAGTGTTTGAATTTTCTTCTGCAAATTCTTCTTATCGGCGGCAGACTTATTCTCTTTTTGTGAAAGAGCGACAATTTCCGCAGAAAGTTTTTTATACGATTCACGGTTAGCTTCCACGTCTTGTAAGCTATCTTTTCGCGCTGCCGCACTATCTTTAACAGATTTCTTTAGATTGTCTGTGCTTTCTGCCAATTCCTCTTGCACTTTGGACAGACGCTTAGACTCTTCAGATTCCCTTGTCAGCCATTGCCATAACGCAACACCAGCTCCGACTAACAATCCGATACCTGCGATTACCCAGCCTATAGGGCCTGTTAAAGCGGTAAGAGCGGCTTTAAGAGCCGTTACTGCTGCGGTGCTTGCGATGGTTGCGGCAGTTGATAGACTAATGGTTCCTGTCAAAACACCGTACAGAACATTAGAAACGGATAGTACTCCGTTATTAGCCATATTTATTACCATTTGAGCTTTTGTAACAGAACCACATACGGCTTGTGCTTGAGTCATTAAGTTAATAACTGCTACAGCGGATTTTGCCGAAGCAGTAAAACCGGTCCACATAGTCGTAAAACGCCCCCACATATCAACTACTGTATTAGCCGCTCTCATCGCCAAAATAGCTGAGCCTAAAGTTATTAATACAGGGGTCAAGGCTTGCGCTGCACCAATACCTTTGTCCAAAACACCAAACAAAAAAATGAATACAGGAGTAGAAGACTTGATTGCACCGTTTACAACTTTGAAAGCAGCAGTAATCACCACCTTCATGCTATCGAAGTGTTCTGCGATAGTTTTTCCTGATACTTCTTTAGATAAATCATCTAAAGCTTTAATTGTCCCAGCTACACCACGGACAACTGCGTTTTTTAAGTTGTTAAACGATGTAGCGATACCTTTACTATTTTCTCGAGCTAACTCCGCAAAACCTCCTACACCCTTGTCTAATTCAACTAATCTGTTTGAAAACTGATCAAAGGTAATTTGTCCGCTCTTCAAAGCCGCATAAAAGTCACGTTGTGCGGATTTTCCTGCAAATCCAAAACTTTCAGCAGTCTTTTGTAGAGCATACGGCATTGTTTCTTGCAACGTCTTCCATGATTGCAAGTCCACTGTCCCTGCAGATAACATCTGGCTAAACTGGTCTAGACCACGGCTTGCATCTGCGCTTGAAGCACCCGAGGCAAGGAATGCGTTGTTCAAGGCCAATGTAGTATCTGTAGATTTTCGAAGATTACCTGTAATAGAGGTCAAGCGTTGAGCCGTACCCACAACTTCATCAAGGGTAGTAGGTAGCCCGTCAATGCCATTCGCGAGCTTGTCTGTTGAACTAGCAACATCTTCTGTACTATGGCCCATCGCTTTCATAACTCGAGGGAATTTTTCCAACGTATCAAATCGTTTAATAGCTCCATCAAGCGAGCTAACCAGTAAATCGACACCTTTTTTAGCTAAAGAGAAAACCGCTACGCCCAAAGCGAAGTTTTTGAGGGAAGTAGAGCCTTTTTTGCCTTTTTCCGCAACCTTATCCAGTTCATTATTCAAGACCTTGACTTGCTTACCATCAACATCAACTAGTATGGTTACCTTTCCATCAGCTGCCATCTTCTTCCTCCTCTCCGTCATCTAATCGATATTTAGCTTGTAGTTGTCTCATTTTCTGTCTATAGTCAGAACTTTCACCGCTACTTGGTTTCCATGCGCGAATTTGCACAATTTGTTGCATAACCGTATTATCTGGCAAGGAATTAAGTAGAGCTTTAAATTCTTGCCATGATAGTTGATTTTGAACTTTCAACAAATTAATTCCATAAGCTTGTAAAAAACTAGCATAGATGTATTCTGCGTCTTTCTCTAAATCCATTAGACGCGGACCTGTTCCCTCATTCTTGATTTGAGGCATCGGATTCCCTTGTCTGTCATACTGCACTTCGTCATCTTCTTGACTATCAATAAAATGCTTACGAATGTGTAACCACAAATCAATTGCAAGAGAAAGCTCAACATCAAAATTACCTGTAATAATACCTACACAAGACTGGACTTTATCTAAGTCGGATAGCAAATCATCTCGTAGACAATCAAATGTATCTAAGACTTTATTAAAAGATAGGTCTAATGGATAAACGACACCATCAAATTCGAAACTGTCATAAAGAGGGTCATTTAATCTCATTTGACCACCTACTTCTTAGCAGTTTTAGACTTTTTCTTATATTTGTTGATACGTTCTTTTACAATGTTTTCGCGCTCAATTTTTAACTCAGACAATTTCGCTTCAATCAATGCAGCCACCTTTTCAAGCGTTAAATCTAATGCTTGATGGTCCGGAAATTCTGCATATAATTTCTCAAATGTCCCATCGCCAAAGAGTAGATCATACTGAATTTCAAGTAGTTTTTTCTCCAGGTCAATAGCTCCAAGCAAGGTGTCCTTAGTGATACCTTCTTCTAACTTCTTGTCCAAATTCGCTTCGACAATTGATTTTTCAAATTCTGCCAACCGTTTTTGGGCTTCCTGTTCCAAATCGAAAAAAGTCACTAAGAACTCATCGGAAGTATCAAACCAAAGCTCTACTGGACCAATACTGACTGGAAAACCGCTACGAACAACATCAACACTGATACCGTTTGCCATATCTTCTCCTTTTCAATAAACAAAAAGAGAGGTACAAGACCTCTCTAGCCACCTACTGGCACAGACTCTTCCGGAATAGAATTGTAAGAAATCTTACATCCAAACTTCTCATACTCAGAAGCCGCCCCAGAACCTGCAATAATTTCGGTTACAGTCGCAAGTCCAACCCACTCTTTCTTCTTATCAGCAGATACGACTTTGTGCCAGACAAGACGGTCATTACCTAATTTGAGTTTCAAATCAGCGATATGCTTCTGCGCCTTGTCTTCTGGGTCGTACAACCCTTCAAATGAATAGGCGACTTTTACACCTGTAACGACCGTTTCTTCTGTCCCATCACTGTCGTAGTATGCCTGTTCATCAACTTTTTCATCTGTGTCATCTGTTACATCAGAAATCCATCTAGCCAATTCAAGCCATGCGTCCGTGTTTGGTTTCGCGTCAATGGATGTAAACGGTGCAATAAAATGCCCACGCAGAGCGTTCTTATGCTTTGCCATATGATTAATTCTCCTTTAATTGTGTTATATTTACTTTTGCGTTTAACAAAAAGACAAGCCACCCTTGCTCATGAACCTCATTCATAAACGGACGACTCGTCACCTCTATATCTTCTAAATCAAAGCTCCCATTAGCGCTAGGCAGGTCTTCTAGAACCTCTAAAAGACCTGCAATCTGCCAAAGAGAATCCTCAGCTAATTGACCTTGTTTAGACTTAATTGCAATCTCGATGTTAAGCGTTAACTCTTTAGTACCATCGTAGTATACTCTTTTCACCGAGCTACCTGGCAGAGTATAGACAACTAAACTTTCTTGGTCATCTAAATACCCAATTTTCATTTGAAAGGGCAAATTCAGGTTTTCGTTAATATGATTTTTAAGTTGACTAAGAAAGTCCATTAGAAACCTGCTCCTTTCACAAAACGCTGTACCCAATCGGTCATGTGGATTGCTTTAGCTTTTTCGTCCCAACGTTTTCCAGTACCTGGTGTTGTATACTTCCTGAAAGTAACAATCCCATTTTTACCGTAGAACTGTGCTCTAGCATATACTGTGTTCCAGGACACCTCTTTCCCATCACGAGACATATGCCCAGAAGGTCGCAATTTTCCGTCTCGGTTAGGTACATATTGGTCACTATCTAGCAAAATTTGGCTAGACATCGCAATGCGTCCTCTACGAATATTGTGGTCGCTCAATTTCTTTTTTGCCCCCTTCAAATCAACTTGAATCGAAATAGACACTACAGTACCTCCAATTCTACTGAATACAGCGCGTCTTTAAAAGGTTCCTTATTTGGAATCACATTGACGATAACATGGTCTATCCCATCAAAACGAAGTATTGACTGTTCTTTAAAAGTAGGCAACGGAGTAGTCAAGCCTTGGTAGCATAGCACAACTGCTTTATACTGGATTTCCTTGCTCTTTCCGTTCCAAGAATATTTCGATGAGCGGTCGATTCGAACATGGTTAATTGTCTGTTCGTCACCATACTCTCGTTTGTTATAATCGCCTTCTCCGATATACTCCAAATAGCCGACAGTTTCATTCAAGATTTCTATAGGTGGCTTTGGTATTCTCATATCAAATCCCCCTATAGAGCAAGCCGGTCCCTGTTAAACAGCCATAGACATCTTGCGCTACTAACGGTATTGTCCTAGAATTACCAGTTCCTGTCTTTCCGGATTTTGAAATAGAAGTACGACCAATACTGATATGTTCTGGTTCACGGTTTAATCCTTCAAAGGTATCTGTTTCCATATCGGAAAAGTAAATCAGTTGCATACAGATGGCTTTTTTAAACTGCTTGACTCTGAATTCTACAGGGTCGTCTTCTAGTTTATGTTGTTGATAGTATCGATTTGTCAACTGATCAACAACTTCCTCAGCTTTAGAAATAAAGCGACTATAACTCTCGCGAGTGACTCTATCAGAGCCGAGGATTTCAACAACTTCTTCAAAGGTTAAGAAATTCATGTCCTTCACCCTTTCTAGCTATATCACTCAGAAACCGCTTCTGTTTTACCAACTTTGAGGGCATTGACAAGCTCTACCTCATTTCCGAAATAGAGCTTTCCTGCCTCGTTAATTTCATCGGCGCGCTTTTTTGTCAGTTCTACAACGTCTCCAATTTCGCATAGAAGACGTGTATCCTTATCCATATAAGCTTTCTTTACAGTGTATTTAGGCATCCGTCATCTCCTTTCTTACACAGAAGGAGCGAATGTGATTTTAACTGCCTTTTCAGCCTTGTAAAGGTATACACCGTAATGCTTATTCGCAATAATAGCATTAATCAAACGCTTTTTATCGCGGTCGGTTTCCACCATGGTCTCGCGCTTCAACATGATTTTCAGAGCACCTTCACGGACTAAGAAACCTGTCCCTTTTGGACATTTACGAGAACGTACAAGCTGCACTCCTAAAATTTCGCCATACACCCCAGAAACAATACGACTTGCACCAAGTTCCGTTGCAGATAGCCATGTCTTGCCTGCATCAAGTCGTAATGCAGAAGCATCTGCAGGATTCAAAACTAAAACGGTTGGTGTATCATCTTCGTCATTAAAAATATCAAGCGCTTTAGACAGACCATCGACCGTGATGCTTGCCGTAACTGTCTGAGTAGAGCCTTGAAGAGCTGTCAAAACATCCGCGTCTACTTTATGGTCAATAGCTTGAACGATTTGTTTAGCTGCTTGACCTACTGGGTCGCCATAGCCAGAGAGAATCGCTTCGTCTGTGATTTCTACAGACTTACCAATCTTCTTGATGGTCATTGTGGTTTTTGTAAAACCAAGTTGAGTAACCGGAATTGGTTCGCCTTCAGCTACCTCTTCCGCATCGCCAATGTAGTCCCATTTTGGCACGGTCAAAGTTGTACCTGGTTGGCCTTGCAAGGTTGTATCTACTTCTGCAAGTGGCGCAAATCGGATAGCCTTCCCGATTTCTGCATCAATCATATCTGCTAGAACCTCTGGGTCTAGCATTTGTTCCATTTTTGTTAATCCTGTTGCCATATTAGTTTCCTTTCAGTTGTTCGTATAATTTAGGGTTTGTTCGTTTGAGTTCAAGGCGCTCCACATATGTCATTTTTCCGAATTGGTCTTTTGACACATCTGACTTTGTACTTGCACTCGGGTTATCTACCACCGTAAACGTAGGTTTCTTCTCGGTAGTATTTGGAGTAGTTGCAAATTGTGGATATTTACCGACAACTTGCTTAATTGCTTCATCGATCGTCGTATCTTCATTGACTAAACGTTCCGATAAAGCAATAACATCGTCAACAGAGTCGGCATTAACACCTTGAGTCAAAGCTGACAGTTTGGCTTCAAGTCGTTTATTCGCATCTAAAGCTAACGCCAATTCCTTATCCTTTGAAGCAAGTAATTCTGTCTGCTTATCTGCTTCTGTTTTTTGCGACTCCTGCCAATCTTTATAGGCTTTCATAGCTTCTTTAGCAGATTCTACGTCGGCAAAGCCTAGGTCTTTAATTGCTTTAGCATATCCACTTTTGTGCTCTTTTTTACCCACACGATTGACATCTTCTTGGCTGAAAGTCTTTTCAGCTACTTCTTCCACGTTTTCAGTAGCGTGGTCTACTGTTTGTTCTTCTGCCATTCGGCTATCCTCCAATGTTCAGCGATTGGTCGCTTATATTTCCGTTCTTTAACGCCTGCGGATAAAGGCATAAAGAAAACTGGTCAATTTCGACCAGTTTTAAGTATTTTTGAGTAGTTTCAAGCAGTCTTTCCTACTGTCAAGATGAGTGAATCACGCTCCTAATCTTCGATTGCTCGGTTTGATACCTTGGCATAGACATCCACATAAGTTTCTGCTTTATCGCCATTATGAGTTACTTCCGCATAGTCGCCACACTTTTCATCAGACTTGATTTGATTAGTGCTGACTAATGCTTTCCAATTTTGTAGGGTTTTACTGAACCAAACTACAAAACAGTCTTCAGTCTTGATTTCACGACCTGACAGACGTGAAAATTCTTGAGCTGCCAATTTCTTTGCTTTTTCTAACATAATTTCCTCCTCACCGTTTCCAGAACGGCTTCTTAGTATTACTATTGGCTACTTGCTTCTCGATTTTGTCAAACCTTGAATTTGTAGCCTGGGCGTTGCGTTCGACAATATCATACAAATCACAGATATTATCTGCATGATTTCGTAGTGCGTCGGTTAATAATATATTTTCCGCTGTCAATTGAGCGACTTTATTCTCTAATCTCTCAACCCGTGACCGTTTCTTTTTCATTCTTTTGTTCATGATGTCCCTCCTTTCCATAACCAACTGAAATCATTGTCAGTCAGTACTTGATATAAAACAAGACCAATGCGGTTAGCTTGGTCTTCTTCGTGATTAGGATAACCAGCTTCTGCAAGAATCCCATGCACAATTTCATGGATAAGCGTTTGGTCTTCTAATTGCTCAGGCAGCGAATCATCTAAACTGATTTCCAGTTTCTTGTATTGAATTTGACCCCAGTTTCCATTTGTGCCCTGCAAATCTGACTTTTTAGTCACTGCATAAGTCAGACCGCCAATTTTGACAGTCTCCATACCTGGTTTTTTATCTCTGTTCATTTATTTCTCTCCTATTTTTGAGCATAAGAAAAGCACCCGATTTCTCTAGGCGCTAAGATTTTACTAATTGTTTTGCTTTTTCGTAATACGGTTTAAGGAACTCTATAAAACCTTGGGTATCGTTTGTGTCGTGTTCTTCAAGGAACATGAAGAATTCATAATCACAAAATAAATCGAACATTTCAGGATTTTCTTTGTCCCACCCCTCCGCGAACTCTTCATCTTCCCCCAGCAGGGCATTGAAATCAAATGAAAAGTCCCAAAAATCTTCAAGTTTACCACTGATTGCTTCTTCTAGCATAGATAATGCTTTTTCACTGTACTTCATACGGCGCAAATCCTTTCATTCGTCTTGTCTTCATCATCGTTACTACAATACCCGTATCAGGTTCTGTGATATAGAGGATACCGTTATAGTACCTTGCAAGTCTGCCATTCTGCTCTGATACATAGTTAGGAGGTAGAGAAAAAGCGGTTCTAACCGTCTCATAGTTGTATACGAACGTTCCGTTTTTGCGTCTCATACGCTCTATGTAGCGCGCTATTGCATGGTCCCCAAATACAATTCCGTCTTTCTTGAAATTAAAGTAAGCTTCTACTGCCTGTTGCTTCTGCTTCTCGGTCAGTTTTTCCTGAATTTCTCCCTTGAAGTAGCTGACAATCCTATTGTCATATCTCAGAGACTCCCTTTCAGAGCTACTTAACGACTTGAAATCACTATAAGACTTGGGCGCTCTACACCCTAAATTTTGTAGTATATCAGAATACTCTTTTTTCAACCGATTGTCAAGAATTTCGTAGGTATTTTTATACGTTTTCGCATTTCTGATATAACCTTCCCGGTTAATATTACGATACAAAAATCTGTGGTCATCAAGATATGTTTTATATTGACCCTCTAGAGTCAATCCTCTTAATTTATATTTTTGAATAAGCTCCTTGTCACCGATTTCACGAGCAATACGCAATTTTTCTTTATTCTTGCGTATTTCTCTTTCAAAGGCTCGTTGCTGAGCTTCTGCTCTAGCATTGTCCTCCGCTTGTTTCTGGGAGACACCTTTGAGATGATTCGGCAAATCTGGTTTCTGATTAACGCCAACAATAAACGGTGTTAAGTAGTGGCCGCAGTTTATACCGAGACAACCTCCTGCAGTTCCATAACCGTAATCTAGTAGGCTTAACACCCTAGTTCCATCCGCTTCAAACGCAGGGCCTTTTGTGACAATCTGGTGTTGAAGCGGAGAACACATAGCTCTAGCACTAGATTTCATCGAGTAGTAGAATGTTTCAACCCCAAACTCCTCTGCAGGACGTTCTCTCATGTCTCGATAAATTCTTAGCGCTGTCGTTTTTATTATAGTCTTTGCATAAGTATCTGCACGCCAATGCCGACCTGCTTTGTCAGTAAAGCCGTAAAATCCTTTGTCACTCCATTTTGTCAGAGTGTCATTCAATGCCTGTTCTGCGGACTTACTACCTGATACCACGCTTGCAACTGTCTGTTCAATGATAGACCTATAAACGTTCTGTACACTTTGAGGTAAACGAGTATTGATTAAATTTCCGAGTTCTTGTGTTGTCTGATTGGCATAAGATTCCAGTGCTTCCTTTACAACATAGCGCTGAGGCTCTATATTTTGACCTGTATCGCGTTTTAATTGCTCGTGAGTATCTTTGTATACCTTGTAGCCTTCGTTCGAAATAACGTTACGTAGGACGCTCTTAGCGACCTCTGCACGACTAGCTATTAGTTTCACATTGTTTTCTGTCAACATGTGCAGGTCGTTTAATTTTTCAAGTTGCCAAATATATGGCTCTCTTTGTAAGTCTGCCGTACCTCTTTTCTTCAATCTGCGAATAACATTGATAAACAAATCAATTGATAGCTGATGGTAGACATCAGCAACTTGATTCATCTCTAAGGTGAACTGTTCGTCTCCTTGGTCAAACGGTAACTTACTCATCGTAGAGTTCCTCGTCTACTTCGCTTGAACTAGGTTTCTCTTGATTAATCTGTCGGACAATCTCCTTTAGCTCATTATCAGCTAGACCTAGAACTTTTTTCATTGCGTATTCTTTGCTGACGATACCGCTTGCTAGAGCTTTCGTCCAATAATCAAGTTCAGCATTTCGGTCTGTAAAGATACCATCATCAAGGTTAACTTCAATATCCTTCAACTCAGGAATATCACCGTCGTAAAGTTCCGCACCTTTAGCTAGTTCGCAAATAGACACGACTAATTCTTTGATAGATTGTTCCACCAATGCAACTATGCTGTTTCTTAATTGATAAGTATCTGAGTTTTCCGAGACGATTTCGGTGGCAGTTTTCATACTTTTTCCGTCAAAGGTAAACATACCAGTCGAGACACCTACTTGCATTTCTAACAAACTCAAGCCTTCATTGATTGCTTTTATGTAATCATCTGCGCGAATCGGAGTGGTAAGGTCTGTAATACCAATTCCTTTTTCTTCAGTCCCTAACATCTGATAGACATTCTGCTCAGCTTCAAAGCGTTGGACAAAACGAATATCCCCGTCTTCGGTCTGGACATTCATCTTGATCATACTATCTGGCACTGCTATTCTACGCTGACCCATCTTAACTTCCCACATAAACTCGTCATAGGTAGTATTTAGAAAATCGATTGTAGTCTTAGCATTATCAAAGATAGACAAACCAAGCGGACTATCAATATCTTTATTGTTCATTCCGGGCGTTTTTAGGTAGGTAAACAATGGACGACTAACGTTTTCAACAAGTACTCTTTCCTTTAAATCTTCGTACAACTCTGATAAAGGAACACGTTCTCCCACAATTGTAGAGTTCTCGGAGCGATAAAGCTCGTTTGAAATATAGTAATCTTCCTCTGCCCATTCGTGAAACTCTATCAGGGTGTAGTAGAGTTTGGATTTACCTTTATTTTTTGTGGTTTTGGTAACGATAGCCGCGCTCGAAACATCTTGGGTATTTGACTGCATAGGCAAGAAGACTGGCGCTTGAACGAAAGCAACACGAATTCTATTTCCTGCTATGTAAGGTCTCATAGCCAGACCCCCTAAAGCCAGTCCACTTTCAAGATAACGTTCGAAATTCTTGTTAAACCGGTCATTCAACAAAACTTCCTGAATAAAGTCATTTGTTTCGGCATTGTTAACCGTGATTTCAGCTTGTTCGTTATAAACCAAACTAGCCAGTTTCTTAGAAACAGTCCTAGCTATCGGCAAATGTTGGGCAGGGCGCTTTTTCTCCTCCCCTGCTGTGTTTTGATAAATAACATCGTCCCATTTACTCTCATAGTAGGTCAAATTACTTTGGATACGTGCATACTCATCGTGACTAACAGCAATTTTCGGATGATCCACTATGCTGGCTAACGTATCTGTTGTTACCATGTATTTACTCCTCAAAAAAATGTTTTTTATAGATTGTACAATTCCCATTTATCGTCCTCTAAATAAAATTGACATAGCGTGTGACAAACACATTTACACTGTAGCGAAATTCATCCATTGCGTGGTTGTCTTTATCAATTGGCTTACCATTATCATCGCGACTGTACAATCCTATCTCTTTCAAAAAATAATAGTGGTCGTACTCTTCTTCGTTATGTTCCACAAGGACAAAACGTTCGTCAGATATAATATTCTGCCCACGTTCAATGCCGACTTCAATACCTTTTGATTTGCTAGACACATCGTGAGAATTATTCATCGCTGTTCGGGTTATGATACCAACCTTGTGCAATTCTTCCCTCAAAGACTTACATGCAGGGTCAATCCAAACCTCTGTATAACGCATTTGATACTTAGTAACACACCATTTAATAAACGCCTTCAATTCCACTGCATACGTTGACATGGCTTTTACTTGTCCTGTGTCAGCACCGCTATGATAATAATGGGCAACGCGGTTAAGACGGAAACTAATTCTGCCATTTTCTCGGATTCTAGTCACGATATTACAAGACATAGAAGTCGCATCCGACTGACCACCGTCCCCACAGAAATACATCTCGACAGGTTCGCCTATCAAGGCATCCTTGATATTCTTGTCCATGTCAAACAGGCCGTAGATAACACCTTGAGGCATGACGCGCTGGCCAAGCACATCTCGTTTGTAAAGATATGGATTTTTGCGTAAGTTGTTGATGATTGATTGTTTCCGCTCCTCCGACAAGATAGGGTTATCGTCCATAGTCCAATGTGTCCAGCGAGTGTTCTGCACATCGAATACATCTTTTATGACTGGGTGTTGCGGGGCTGGAGGGTTCAAGTCTGCCAAATGATAACGCAGTTTAGCTGCCCAAGTCCGCCTGAAACACTCTTGGATAAAGTCCATGTGCAGGAGGTTAATCTCACAAAAGACTACAGAACCCAAAGACATACCCGTAATAGCACCAACAGAGTTGACTTTGCCTCCACCTTTATAGTAAACCCGCTTCTGTCCTTTTGGAGTATCGATCAGCAAATGATCGCCACGGTCATCGTGTTTAATCCAACAGTTCCCGTTGAAGATATGCATAAGGCCTGTACCGTCACCATCAATAAACAGTCGATAGGCTTGTTCTTGATTGTATGCAGCAATTAGATGGTTCTCGTCTTCGCTTTGAATTAAGTATCTTGCGTACCGAAAATGACCGGCCGTGGTCTTTCCGCTACGAGGTGTACCTTCGTTGACTTCTAATTCATAATTAAAAGGACGTCTAATGATGTCGATTTGTTTAGGAGATAACTTATCAATCCTGACCATCGATTACCTCCAGTAATTTTTCCATCAAGTGTGTATCCGATTGAACACCCTTGATAGTTTCAATTTTAAGACGTAGCAACTCATTCTCCTGTTTGATTTTCTCGAGTTGTTCTTGGATAGGATAACGTTTCAATAGCTCACCTGCAGCTTTGATAACTTCTGCAATGCTAGGTTTTTTATGCACGGTGACATACTCACCGGTTGCAGGGTTAAGCGTGACAACTTCCTCTGTCAACTCTTGTCGAAGAACAGACGTCAGAATTTGCAAGACTTCGATTGCGGTAGCCACTTTGCTACTTTCGAGTTGTTTCATTCTTTCAGCAATTGCCGATTTTATTTCAAGTTTTTTCAAGTTTTGCTCACCGATTTGTCCGGCTGTTTTTTTACTGTAACCCGCCTTGAGTGCTGCCTCTGTCGCATTTCCACAGATGATGTACTCATCAATAAATTTTCGTTGTTTTATCGTTAACTTAGCAATTTTCCATCACCTCCTCCAAATTACAAAAAGACCACATCTCTGCAGTCTTTTCGAGTGAAAAATTTTAGCCCCTCGCATGATACTAGCAAACATGGTCACTGGGTCCTTTATTATTTATTTTTTTGGTGCTAGTTTTTAAACCACAAGCAGAGGATTCGAACCCCCATCTCTGGGTTATCAGCCCAGCGCTTTGCACATGCGCCCCTTGTTGATACGTCTATCAACTACTTACGCTTTAAGCTAACTTGTCTAACGGGAACAGCAGGAATCGAACCTGCACATAGCGTTATGCCGTGGACGTCACACGGACTTGCTCAGGGCGCTACCCTCGCCGATTTCCAATCTGGCTCATGTTCCCCGCAGATAGCATCCATAGATGTCGCACGCAACATCCGATGGCCACAGCTTTATGCCTCTTTTTACGGGACCGTCTCCCGAAGGGATTCTATCATAACCTTGTAATCTGATGATACAACTTTAACATTAAAATCGTGACACTTAAAGCGGTTTTTGTGTCAATTTTACAAATCTCCTCGAAAATCTGCAAAAATTGTCAAAATCCGCTCTCTTTTGCGATAGATACTCTTGCGGGATACATTAAGCATAACAGCTATTTCCTCCCAAGTATTTACCGACCGAATTGACCAGCGTAAATAGAAAATCTTTTTTAGCTCGTCATCCAAAGACTCAATTGTTGCTTCCACAGCTTTTCGGAATTGCTCTAGGCCGTTTATCCTCACATCACTCGACCAACGTGCCACAAGCGACTCTGTTGGTTTAGAAACGATATTCGGCTTACCTCCGCCAATGTTGCAATCGTTGGACACCTCTGTCTGGATTTCAAGCTTGCGGATAGCAATTTTCTTGTCAATCTGTTGGTAGTCAAATAACTTCGAATCTAATGCTCTCAATTCTACATCTGATAACTTGTTCACTCTCTGTCTCCTTTTTGTGGTATAATGTATGTGAGTTATTTACCACAGTCAGCACAAGTAGTGCTGGCTTTTTTTATTTTTCCCACGGCTGTCGCTGATGGCTATAATACGGGTACACCAGCCGAATTTTCCTTCTCGACCTCATAGCCGTCCAGCCAAGCACGGGCGAAGGTTTCTTCGTTACGATTTAACCATTCTCCGATTTCTTGTTTATGGTATTCAAGACAAAAAAGAGCTTGCGTTAAAGTTACGTTTCCATCTCTACATTCTTTGATATAATCGTCAATAACCTTCGGCACCACAACCTTTTGCGGTTGGTCGATTTGGTCAATTAGTTCAAAAGTGTTATCCAAAAAACTTCTGACATCTGTATATAACGCTTCTGCTTGTTTTTCAAGTTCCTGTTTATTCATCTGTTTCCTCCGTTTGGTAGTTATACTCTTCTATAAGTCTAATCAGGACATCTGTACCATCTCCTTTGAGCACTTCAACTTCCTCATCCGATAACTCTTGCTCACTTAACCAAGCAGAGAAAATCGACAACATTGGCTACACTGTATTCCCAGTAGTCCCCCCAATCCCAATAGTAAGTATCGTGTGTTACTTGAGTTCCGTCCGGAAATTCTAAAATCATGTATGGATTGTCTGCGACACCATAACTAAAACAAAGTTCGCATGTGCCGAATTGAGTTTCTTTTTGGCTCGCAACCAATATCAATTACTTTAATGCCTTTCATCTGTTTCCTCCTACCCCACAAACATCTCACTCAGATGTGTCTGCTTTGCTTGTTTTAATAATTCTATGGTCGCCTCTTCCTTAGCTTCCATCTTCTCAATCACATCTAGATACCTTACAATTTCCGCTTGCTTCTCCAAGTCCGTATGGATTTTCAGCTTCATCTCGTTCAGGGTACCCACCTGGATATTTAGCCCCGTCTGGACAGTATAGATGAAACGCCCTGCTTGGAAAGAAATAGCATGATAGAGATACTTGGGCAACACCGTGTCATTCGGCAAAAATACAGCGTAATGACTTGGAATTTCCGCCTCCTCAGCATGATAAAGCACTTGCCCTTTTGTCGCACTGACCTGTATCAAGGTACAGCCAGCAGGATAGACCTTGCCACTCGACCGTTCTATGCTTGCTAGTTCTGTAATTTTTACTAATTTCATTACCATAATGTTAATTGCTCGCTTTCTTCTGTGATAAGTTTGGAAAGACTAGGCTTGTCCACATACTCACGCATTAATTCTTGTTCTGCTTCCAGCTCTGCCTGCTTGGTTGGTTCTGTCGCAACCAGTTGACCGAACAATCTCGCAAACTCTCGCTCCGTTTCAGCAATTTCCTTGTCAATCTCTATCAACTCCCTCAAGATGACCCCTAAAGGTTGGACTTCTTCAGGGATGAAGGTATCGACATAGCGAGGAATATTCAAGTTGAAGCCATTCTCGATAATCTCCTCCCAACCAGCCAGGTAAGAAAACCGCTCTGTTGTCATTCTCAAGGACACCACCGCAGCAATCTTCTTGATATGCTCCACATCCAAACTGTTCTGTGCTTTGCCCTTGGTAAATTCATCCTTGGCGTCTACAAAGAATACATCTTTCTGACTTCGTCCCTTTCTCAAGAGCAAAATAACAACTGGGATATCTGTATTCAAAAACAGGTTGGGTGCTAGACCGATAATAGTGTCAATTGCCCCATGTTCCAGCAACTGCTGACGAATAGTTCCCTCACTATTTGCACGGAAGAGAACCCCATGCGGAAGGATGAGCGACATACTACCACCGTCTTCCAGTTGATGGAAACCGTGCAAGAGAAAGGCAAAGTCCGCCTTGGTTCTGGGTGCTAGCCCGTAGAGGTCGAACCGTTCATCACTAATCGGCGTCCATGACATCGAGTAAGGTGGGTTTGAGATAACCACATCGACCTTCCTGTCGCTTGGATGAGCTATCTGACTGATAACACCGTCCTGGATAGCATAGACATTGAAACATTCCCGTGTCAGGCTATCGCCGTGAATAACTTCAGCGTCAATCTTGCGAATGGCTAAGTTAATCAGCAGAAACGGGATAACCCTTGCAGAAAATTCCTCACACCTCACGAACTCCACATCTGGATGATAGTTCAGATATTGGATGGTCAGACTGCCTGTCCCTGCACAGATGTCCGCTAGGCTCTTGCCACCTCTGGACACCCTTGCCAGTAATTCCGCCACACCATCAGGCGTGTAGTCCTGTTTCAACTTTTTACGGTCTGCCCCTTCTTCCTGAAAGAAGTCGCGGAACTGGTCCAGTTGCCTATCGCCATAGATGGCAGCAATGCGAGCGAGTAGGTTAGACTGCTCAGGGCTGAACAGTTTGGTCATTAGTGTCTGCGGAACTTCAAAAACCTCTTTGACCCCACATATTTCTAAAATAGCTTCTCGATTCAACTCCCCCACCCTTTCAAAAATTCTGGCATCTCATCGCCAATATTAATGCTGTCGTACTGTTCCCTGGTCACCAGAAACTTACCATACGGCTTGACCTCGACATAGTAATGACTGTCAATCACATCCTTAGCCGTGACCTTGCCAAACATCTCCGTACCAGCATTGTCTACTTGGTAGATGATGACTGGTTTTCTTGCCTCTAGTTGCTCAACTTGCTTTTTTAACTTGTAGATAGCAGACATACTTATAGCAAAAGTCAAAACCAGCATTACCATCACAAATTCAATAGCCTCTTTCACTCTACTTCCTCCATATCCTCAATCAACCAATCTAGATTCTGCCGAGCCTTCTTCAAGTCCTCAACACCGTTCTTCTGCTGAAATCGCAACAGATACTTGATGACATTGCCCCAATAGTAAGCGCGCTCGCCTGCTAAATCCCAGATAAAATTCTTGACCACTTCCAAGGCTTCCATACCATACTTACCTTGGTAATGTTTTGGTTTGGTTACGTTATCGTAAATCTCTGTTTCCATCTTATTTCCTAACAGCTTCCAAGATTCTAAGTCTGCGCTAAATTTGTAGTTCCCCATCACAAATCCTCCGACTTAATGTATGTACCGTTGACCATCTTTCCATTGCGGTCTTTGATTTCTTCATACGCAATTTCCAGGCATTCGACCAAATCTAGGTTAAGCTGTGTAGCCAACCAAGGAATCACCCAAAGCATCTTTCAATGCTCGTTTAGGGTCCTCGAACTTGGTTGGTTTTAACAACACATCTCGGATTTCTCCGACTTCTTCTGTCACTCGCATCCATTGGATTTTAGGGTCTGCTTGGTGCAAATCTCTCTTACACGCCCAATGGACAACTTTGTCTTTTAATTCTTCAAAATTCTTGCTCATCTGATTTGTCCTTTCTAGGCTTAACATACAAAACAATGACACTGTTTATAGTTTCATCTTTATCAATTAATTCATCTTCTCTGTAAGTTGTGGTCACTTCTTTCGCTATCTCTGTCTTGATAAGTCGGATTTTTCTATCCCCATATAAATCAAGGAACTCCCAAGCATCCATTCTTGATTTTTCAAATCCGATATATTCTACTTCCACCGTCTCATCATACCCTTTAGATGCTTCCAAAAATTGTTCTATACCAAACTCAATTTTTCTGAAGGGGCTATTGCTTTTTACTCTTGATCCAGATGGTTTATAATTGTATTTTATCTCGCTTTCTTCGCTGTAAAATTTACTGATAGGAACACCAAACACTTCTGACAGTTTATTTTGAAAATTTCTATTCAATTCTGATTTGTTTCGGTTGTATTCAATGTCTGTGATAGATTGTTGAGAAAGACCTACCAATTTACCCAAATAAGTTTTTGTCCATCTTCGTTGTTCTCTAAATTTCGTAACTTTGGCACCATCAAATTTTTTCATTCAACTTCCTCCACTTTAATCTCGATTCTCGGTCTAGGACTATACACCTTTCTCGTTGTATGCTCGACAATTATGTTGTCGTCTGTCCAAACACACCCCGCCTTACTGATGCTGTCATAGACCGCTTTTTCCAGATTATCTAAATCTGGTTTTTTATCTACGTAAATTCGCTCATTGATAAAATTATCATACTGTTGCACTTTCTTAGTTTTAGACTTCGGTTTCGGCGGTTCCGACATGGACTTCGGAGCAGACATGTAGAATGTTGCCTCAACCTTGATTGCCCCATCAAAATATGGACCATCGTAATTCTGCCTAACAAACTCAGTGCATTTTTTCCGCCAAGCAACCATCTTCCCATCTTCATAGACCGTCGCACGTCCGCCACGCATAGCTGCTCTTGGACGGCTCTGCGGTTTGGGTTCGATTGGTATTTCAAATTTCATTTCCAAAATCCAGCGACTGCCATTGTGTGAGTTTGGCTAAATACGGGCAGTCGCTATCGTCCCCGTCAACCGATTGTTTCCAATTGACACGCTTTCTAGTTCGCTTTTAGCGTGGTTCACGGCACGTTATTTGTGTTCCCAGATACAAAAGATTGTCATTTCAGTTTCTTGCTATTTTTCTGCTTTGGTTACATCTACAAGAATAATATTTTGAGGGACAATCATTATTGTTCTATTACTTTCTACGATTGCCAATGGTACGTTGTTATCCAAACTGTGCCTGATTTTGTTTTCTTCTGCCTCGTCTTTACTAGTATAGTCAAGCGATGAACCATCATTGAATCTTATCTTAGCCTTGAACATTTTTTTCTCCTCAATCAAAATATCCCCGCGATCAAATCTTCTAAATTGATGACGCGGTCCAGGGTTCGCTTACTGCGGCAGTAGTCGCAATTCCCGCAACCTTTCGGCTTGATTTCGCCTGCGATAATACCTGCAACACGCTCGACATTGTTCTCGAAAAATTGCAATCCCTCATCTAAGAAATGCTGAGGAATAGTGATTACTGCTTTGTCAGGCACGTCTTCCTTACTGACTGCGACGACGAACGGTACAAAATTTGGATAGCCCATTTGTCGCAACAATTCCTGGTACAGCCCCAGCTGGACATCGTAGCGAAAACCCAAAATGTTAGCAGCAGCTCCATAGATTTTCTTTCGTTCCACATCGGACCATTCAAGACCACGGATGGTCTTCATAGTTTTCAGATCCACAAAATAGCCTTCAGTCAAGTTGATACTATCCACCTTACCCTTGACCTTGATACCGAAGATTTCGCCTTCTAAAATCATCTCCTTGCGGACATCGTCGCCTGAGTTGCCGTGATAGAGAGGCAAGAAATCTTTGTCATCTTTCAGAGCATCTATCATGTTCTGGGCGACTTGGAACTCTTTCTTCAGCTCGCCCTTGGTCGCACCACGACTCGAAATCATCCTAGTTTTGTTGGCGTCAACAAACTTAGCATGAGCTTCTTCAGATTCAAAGTAGGTATGGACGTAATTTCCTACAAGCAAAGCCGTGTCATCACGATTATCTGCCCACTCCTTATCATCAATGGCTTTAGCTTTCGCTTCGCAGTCCATATAAGCCTTAAAGCGAGAATTTGACAGCCATTGACGGTCTTGGTAGTAATTTTCTTCAGTTAGTTTAGTCATTGATTTTTACCCATTCTCCTAATTTCTCAACAACTATCCCATGTTGTTCATACAAACCACCCTTACCACCGAATAACTTAGCAGTCTCTCCATCTGGGAAAGTAATTCTGAAATCACCTTGCCATTTAACCACCCTCTTATTCAGCTCTATTTTGTCCTCTGACGCGTTTTTCTGCTCGGATGTATATTTACCCTCTGACACATTTTCTCGTTGGATTTCGTCAGAATTTTGACGATTTTGAGCATTTCCGCAAACAGCTCCATGTTGAGCTAGAAATTCCTGCTCCATTCGGTCCTGCTCTTCTTGCCATTTTCTTGCGTCATTAACAAGTTCTTCGTGGACAACTAGTGCAGATGTCCCTGAATTGAGCATATCGGCATACTTCTTCGGATCTAGTCCCTTGCTTTCTGCAATAGCAGTCATTTCTTCAATTCGTTTTGCCAGTTGTTGCTTGCGTTTAACCTCCTCTCGGGTTCTATCTGCCAAGGCTTTATCATCAGCAATTGCTTGTAAGATATCAGCTAGGCTTGCTCCTTGTTCAAAACTACGTACGTAAGGGGCTGGACCAAAGTCTGCTTTGGCAGCTGCTTCAGTAATTTTGATTAGTGCTGACTCATATTCTTCCTTCTCGGCCACTTCTTCCTCTACTAAGCTAGTGACCATATTGACCGTTGCTTTATTAGGGCGAACATTGTCGGCCATAAAGCACGTCTTCTTGGAAAACTCATCGAAATACTTGCTGAACAAACGGATGTCAATGTCTTTTCCTGTGCTTGCAATAGTTTCCTGGAATAGCTCCTCAATGGTTTTTGCGCGTTTAAGTCGTTCCTGTTCTTCAAACGCTTTCACACCTTCGTCAATCGACTTGCCGATTTTGACAATAGGTTCCAACAAGCCGTCCACCCAAGCCTTGACTTCGTCGATGGGCTTGTTGTAATCTGCCAGTTTCTCTTTAACGGCTGACTTGACCTTCTTCTGCAGGTTGTTTAACTCAGCTCGGACCTTGGCATCATCTTCAAACGTTTCTGCTGTGACGGTGTAGTTCTTGTATTTTTCAACGTATCCAGTAAGTGCCTGTTCCAACAAATCCTTGCCCACGATAGTGATTTGGGCTGGTGTGAATTCAAAGTCAAAATCTAACACTGTCGCAGTCGGAACTGGTGCCATACTTTCCAGATTGTCAAACAGAGATAGTTCTTCAGACATTAGAACGGTTCCTCCTCATCTAAGATTTCGCCGGTTTCGGCATCAATGATCTGCTCGGTTGTTTCCATTTTGGAAATATCCACTCCTGCTTCTTCAACAGTTTCCGTTTCAGAAATAGTTGCATCTTCTGCAGGTTCTTCAGCAACAGTCTTTCCAGTCATCTTATCCAGGATATCCTGCCCAGCTGATTGAACTGGCTCTGCTTCTTTGATTTGACGATTGTCATCAAATTCATTTTCAGTTGTCCGATTAACAGCTTCAATCAAGATGTCACTATCGTCCGACGTATTGAAGAATTGCTTGGCTGCACGATTGATAACAGTACGCTTTGCCATTTCTTGAGGGAAAGCATTTTGGACAGATTTATTTTTCGACTGTTGCCAGCTGCGATCAATCTCTTTCTTGGTCATGACCGTCAAAATTCGCTCACCGTCCACTTTTTCAATGATGCAGTAAGCACCGATAATTGCATTATCTTGGTTGGTCCAATTTGTTTCGTGACTTTCCAGAACCTTGCGCCCATTGTCATTGCGAATTTTAAGCACATCCCCTTCAAAGACCACCTCTGCCCAAATATCTTTCACGTTGGACAGTTGTTTGACAACCTTCATAGTCCCAAAGTAGGACCGTGTCATTTTTAATGTACTCCCATATGGAATGAAGTAACATTGGGTCTTTGCTGGACTTAACCCTTGAACAACCATGTCAAGCAAGGCATTGGCAATACTTTCTTTCGAACACTTTTCAAGCAAGTTCCCGCTTGGGCTGTTGGTCATGGCAAAAAATGCTGACTTCAAAGCATTTGCCGGTGCGTAGTTTGGTGCTACTACCAAGCCTTCGTTCTGCATCTGCGACACTTTCGCATTCACGGCATCTGTAATATCTTTTTGAATAACTGCAAGATTACTCATTTCTTTCTCCTCTTCGTCTGTTTCAAATTCCATTTCTCACGCTTTAAGCGTCTGTTTTCTCGTTTCAGGGCAAGTATCAAGTCCTGTTGCTCATTGATAATCTCGCCCAGCTCTCGGCCTAGGTGGAAATAATCACACCTCAGCCGTCGGATTGTATCTAGTAATTCCTCTGTCATTATGCATCCCCTACATAAATCCATTGACCGCCTCTGAACACCCATTCATCAGGATCATGTACCTGTCTTGGTTCATCAGGTTGTAGATAGTCACGGTCATAATCAAACCATGGGTAAGTACCTTCCATACCGTACCTCCTATGCAACATACTTTCTACCTAGCTCTCTGACAAGGCGGATGTATCCTGCCTTATCAGCTAAACCTGTATCCAGCAGCTTTTCCTTCTCTCCTGCCGTGGCACGTTGCCAGACAAGGTTTTCACGTAGTTGCCATTTCATCGCTGACTAGTCCTTAGTCAAAATATCAAGCAACTTCTTGAATGAGTCTTTGACATCCTCAGTATCTTTGACTGGTTCAGCTGGCTCTTGTCCATCCAAAGTTGTCAAGGTATATTCCGCCTGCACCTTTATTAGTTCAGCGTTGAACATCTTTGTCATTGCTAAGTATTGCTCATTATCCTCACCATAAAAGTACTTTTCCGGGATTGTCAAAGCCTCGTTAATAGCACTAATCCAATCTGCCGAATATGCCAAAACCTGTGGATTGTTTTTGTACCCAGCTAAGTAGTTCCCTTCTTTATCTCGTAATACGATAAATGTGTTTGTTTGTTTCATGATTTTCCTCCTGTGGATAACTTCTGTAAATCCCTATATATATTATTTATATATAACGATTAGTTTGTTTTTGAGTTAGTTAGAGGCTTTAGCCTCTTATTGTTTATTAGTGGGCGATAGCCCCTAGATTATTATTAAGGTTAGTACTTGTTATATAGTTAGTATTTATTAGTGGCACAGATACAACTGTTGTATTTTACAAAAATGTAACTTTCAACTGTTGTATTTTACAAAAATGTAAAACTTAACAGTTGTAAATTATTGAGCGTTATTACCTGTGGATAACTCTTCGTCTAGTTTCTGCTGGATATATTCCTTAAATTTATCAGTGAAAGGTTTATCGTTAAAAAATCGAAAAGGAGTTACTCCTTTAGCTCGACCGCCGCCTTTTTTAATCACAAATAGGTAGCCAGCTTCTTCTAGTATTTTGAAATGCTTGTTAACAAACTGTCTGCTAACTCCCATTCTTTTTGCTATTTCCTCAGGATATACAACCCAATCAGGTTTGTTCGATAAAACTACCGCTAATATGCCAATTGTGGCTGGTCCTAGCCTTTCATCTTGCAAACAAGCATTGTTTATAGACGTATAATTCTCATGTGTATTTCTGAAAGATATATTGCACTATCCAACCCTCCTAAACTCCAACAATCGCAAGCTGAAGCGTGTTATCAATCGTCGTCAATTCTGTCATATTCCAAAATCCTTTCTACATCGTTCAAATGCTCTATATCTCTTGTCTTCCGATAGTTCTCAAACGATTTCAGCAAGAGTTCTATTTTCGATTCTTTCGTCATGTTGCGCTCTCTAACTCACGTTTCAACATAGCATTCTCATCCCTTAACCGCTGATTTTCGATACGGTATTCATTTCGTTGTTCAGCGATGTCACGGGCCATGTCATGCAATAGTTGATTTTCCTGTTCTAGTGTGTAAAGCGGACGAGGGATAGCAGGTTTTTCTTGTTTGAAAAATTTAGCCAACCATTCTTGCATATCGCTCCCCTTCTTTATCCACCTGCTGACGCTCTGTGTTAAGTACACGTTGCTTTAAACACTCATCACGGTACGCCATGCCATGTCTAAACTGATTAATTAGTTCCATCTCGCGTATCAAAGCTAGTTCGCGCTTTCGGCGTTGTTTTTCCAGCTTCCGTTGTTCCAAAATACCTACCGCCAAGATTGGCACCGCGAAAATTGATAATGATAATATTGCTTCTGTCATGCACTTATTCCCTTCACTTTCTTCTTTACTTTCATCTTTGCTTTGTAATATTCAATGTCTCTTTGGTCAAAACGGAAGTGAGTTCCAGCCATGTGATAAGGGATTTTCCCAGCCTTCACAATTGCCATAAACGGATTACGACTCATTCCCATGATTTCACAGGCTTCCTTCACACCAATGGCTTTATCAGATATCTGAGAGGGTTTTCTCTCGATAGCAAGTTCTTTCCGCACTTCGCTCAAGACTTCTTGGATAATTTCTTGTTTCAAAGACTCGAACGCTTCTAACATAGTATCCATCTTGTCAAACCTCGCTTTCGTGTGTTATAATTCAAGTAAGTAATTTTAGTAAGAGCCTGATTGCCGTCAGGCTTTTTTTGTTTTTCAAGCAACATCATCAGCTAAAAATTTATTGATAAAATACTGCTGACCTTTGCCTGTAACCTTTACAGTTTTGCTAATCGAGATATGACCGTCAGCATGTGTGATAGTCGTCTCTTTGATTTCAAATAAACCTAGTTCCATAGACTTCTGCGTCGGCATATTCCAATCGCTGCCCTTGCGCTTAATCAGATAGCCATTCTCACGCAACCACGCAAACAAGCGATTTGCGCCGATTTTAAAGCCGTTTTGGCTAATAAGTTTAGCTAGGTCTCCAACCAAGATAGATGAGTGACTAGCGCTCACTGCATCTGCAAACAGCACCTTGGGCTTGTCCGCTTCAATCTGTGCTTCCAGCTGATGGACCTTTTTGTCTGCCAGTAGCAGAGCCCGTGCCATAATCTTCTCTGGACTATTGAAGTCCTTTTCTATTTGGATAAAGTACTGACGAACCTGCTTGCCACGGTCTGTCCGTTGGATCATAGCAATTTCTTTGGCCATGTCCAGCTTGATAATGTGGTCAACCGCTCGACGACCTCCCGTACTTTTTTCCAAATTTGGAAGAAAGTCTTGAACTTCGATAAATCCATATTCGGTCATACGGTCAAACCAGGTTGTGTAGTTTGAATTTACTCCAAGTGCTTTGTGCAACTGCCGACCTGACACAACAGGCTCTTGGTTATCATTCACACTGATATTGATAATTTCGTTCATAAAATTCCTTTCTAATTTGGTATAATATCTTTGAGGTAATAACATGAAGAATATTTATAGATTCATTTCATTTGTTTGGTATACATTTCTCCTAGCTCTTGCGCTCATAAGCCCGATATATACCATCATCAGAATATTTGAAAACTCTTATTTTAATACACTATCCGAACTGAAAACCTTAGATTTTTCACAAATCTTTATTGGTCTCACATGGTTGGTGATACTAATGTTCTATCTTTGGGCGTCGGCCTTTATAATTGAGATTTACGTTGAAGAACACTTTCCTAGAAAGACAAGGGCGATGTATACTATATTTCAAAAGTTAAACGGTTTTACCATCCCTTTTTTTATAACAACCTGGGCCTTGCTGTCATTACGGGAAAATCACTTCAATTACCTAGCGACTATTCTAGCTACTGCTGCCTTGCTAAATGAAACAAAAGCTAAGAATAGAGTTAAAATATTCCCTACGAATGAAGACGGTTTTTCAATAGCTCGCAAAGGCCAGAAATACTATATTTTGCAATCAAAATCGAAACGTAGATTGTACAAAATAAAACGTATAAATCAAGTAAAAGAATAATAATTCTCATCCCCTTCTCCTTTCTAGTTTGTTAGTTGGGTAGTTTTATGAACCTACCGAATCTTAAAATCTTCAATCACACGAGCAATAAAACGATTTGCTTGTGGATTTTTTAGTTTACCATTCAAGATATTAGTGACATCCTGACGCACCATTCCATACTGGACAGCGAGTGTTGTCATAGTGATATTGTTCGCATCTAGATAGTCTAAGATTTTTTGACGTCCACTATTTGTATCTGGCATATGCTATCTCCTTTCGTCAAAATAAAAAACGCTCCTATCGAACTGATAGAAACGTGATATAATATAAAATGGCACTAACAATACCGCCATAGATTGGAGGTGAATGTCCAGTGTTCGAATTGTTCTTCTTTCCCCTATATCTTACCACGTTTCTATTCAGTTGTCAAAGAGCTTGTAAGCGAAAGAGTTAGAATTTTTTTATAAAATGCTTGACATCTAACAATCTATTGATTAAAATATAAACATAATAAAAACAGCGTTTAGAACACTTCTAATCATTTATTAATACAGTTTGGCGACCGTGTTATATTTAATTTTAGAATGTTTTTGACTTCGTTTTTTACTAACTCAATCATTTACAAAAACTATTGTAATCTATCGATTAAATTTTGTCAAGAGTTTTAATCAATTTATTTCAATATTTTTTGTCAATCTCTTAGAAAGGTTGATAAAACAATGTTTCCAACGTTTGAAAAGATAAAGGAATTAGCCGATAAGCAGGGTATTTCAATCAATAAATTAGAAGAAAGACTAGGATACAGCCGAAATACCATCTACAACTTAAAAACTAAAAAACCTAATGCTGAACGATTAGCTGAGATAGCTGACTACTTCAACGTATCCACCGATTATTTATTAGGCAGGACTGACAATCCAAAACTCTATACAACTCCAGATGGAAAAGAAGTAGATTTATCTAATTTACAAAATCGCGTTGTGTTGTTTGATGGAAAACCATTATCAGATGAAGATGTGTATAAAATTGAACAGATTATAAAATTGTCAATAGGAGTGACTGGCGGTGAAAATAAGTGAACTACTAGATGAATTTCAGGTCACCCTTTTTGTTTTTCATGGAGATATGTGGGAACGTGATGGCTTATATTTTCCAGATTTACGGACAATATATGTCAACGCTAATCTATCTACAAAAGAGCGCGAAAAGGTTATTTTACACGAATTGGGACATATCAATCACAATCCAGAACACTACCATAGATTGCTATTGCAATATGAAAATGAAGCTGATAGATTTATGGTTCGTGAACTGATAAAAGATTATCTAAATGATAATGATGTGTATAGTTTTAATTGGTTGCAATTTGCACAACTTCATAATATCTCTACTTCGTGGGGACAAGAGATGGTTATTGAGGAGTTTAATAATTTAATTTGACAATTGAAACATATCATGATACAATAGAGACAATCGAAGTGAATGCTCCCCCCTGGGAGCCCTAAAGAGCTATTGTGTCCGCACAGTAGCTCTTTTTGATTTTGAGGTAAATATGCTGACTAAACCATTCAAAACTATTGATGAACAGATTGAGATTCTAAAATCCAGAAACCTCACTTTCCTTCATGAGCCTTCAGCTAAAAGAATATTGGCTACTGTTGGTTACTACGAACTTATCAACGGTTATAAGGATATTGGCATTGAGACAGGTGAGACTTTCAAAGATGGCTTTACATTTGAACAACTTTTCCATGTTTTTAATATGGACAAACAAATCCGCTCAGCAGTCAATACCGCGATACTTGAAATAGAAGCTCATCTAAGAACCGCCCTATCCTATACTGTAGCCAAACACTACACCGCAGACCAGAATATCTATCTGAACAGAGAAAACTACGAAAGAGGGGATGATAAATTTCAAACTTCTCAACGAGACAAGTTATTAAAGAAATGTCATAAAATCATCAACGATGATTCTCATCCCTATAAACATTACCGAGAAAAACACGGAAACGTTCCGCCTTGGATTCTCGTAAAAGGAATGACATTTGGGAACTTGATAGCATTCTATAAACTTCAAAAAAGCCAAGTGAAATCAGAAATAGTCAGTGAATTGACAGGTATTCCAGTTGAATTAGTTTCTGATGATTTCAAGTCCCTTATCATTAACATTCTGTACTTCCTTTTAGCTTACCGAAATCGTTGTGCACACCTTGGAAGGGTCTTTAATTTTGAAACAACCAAAAACAAGATTCATTACAACAAATTATTCCATGATAGGATGAAGATAACCGAATCTGAATACAAGCAAGGAAAGGGACAATTTGGTCTCGCAACCCTTGTATCATCCTTATCTTGGTTTTCAACAACTGGAGAAGTTTACCAGGTAGTCACAATACTCAATTTTAAAATACAAGAAGCTATCAACAACTATCTTAAACTCTACCCAGCAGACAAAGATTTTATCTACAATCAATTAGGTGGAGATTTGATACCAATCATATAATGAAGGAGCACTCAATAAAAAAAATTACTTACAGGAACAATTACTCTGCTATCTGTTGTAACACTTGTAGCGTGTTCTCAATCAAATAAAGGTATAATTGATTGTAGAATAAAAAAAGCCCTACGCTCAACTTTGGACGGTCCGAACGTAGGGCGAATCATGTATAGTCAGAAACCTGCTTTGCAGTAGGTCTCTTTACTATACCCATTTTAACAGAAAATGAGGTAAAAAACAATGGATATAAAACCGTATACCAAAAACGGAAAGACTTATTACAAATTCGTACTATATGTTGGTGTAGTTGACGGGAAACGAAAATACGTTAAGCGTGCCAACTTTAAAACAAAGGCCGATGCACGAGCAGCAATCCTCTCTTTACAAGAAGAAATTAACCGACCTGTAGGCGATATGACCTTCCAAGAGCTGACAGAGAAATGGTTAAAAATCTACGAAACTGAAGTCGCAGAAAGCACCTATATCAAAACAAGCAGGAACATCAAACACCACATCACTCCAACTATCGGACACCGGAGGATTTCTGAGATTACAGCCCTGGAGCTACAAAGCCATACACAACACTGGTGTTCCAAATTAAAATACGGCAGGAAAATATTAGGTCTGGTCAAAACGATCTATCGTTACGCAGTACGTATGGGCTTCATTGCCATCAGTCCAGCAGAAAGTGTCACAGCGCCGAAACTAAAACGAACCGTCAGCACGACCAAAGACTTCTACGACAAGCACGAATTAAAGGAGTTTATGCAAAGAGTAGAGGCAACTGGTGACATTCGCAAGATAGCTCTCTTCCGAGTACTGGCTTTTACAGGTATTCGCAAAGGAGAACTTCGTGCGCTTCATAAAGACGACCACTACTCTAAAACCTTGCGGATCAATAAAGCAGTCACAAGAGGTTTTGCAGGCGAAGAGATAGGACCAACTAAGAACAGTTCTAGCGAACGTCTGATTAGCTTGGACGATAAGACAGACAAAATTCTACATGAGTTAAAACGACAATACCCAGCCAGTACACTCTTATTCGAGAGCGAAACAGGGGGCATTCTGTCACCTACCGACCCTAGAAGATGGTTACTTGAAATCATAGAGGGCACAAGTTTATCGGAAATTAACATCCACGGTTTTCGTCACACTCACGCCAGTTTAATTTTTGATGCAGGTATGACACTCAAACAAGTTCAGCACAGATTGGGTCATTCAGACATGAAAACCACAATGAATGTTTATACACATATTACCCAATCAGCAGTGGACAATATCGGGGAAAAATTCTCGGAATACTTAGATTTTTAA